CTAGACTCCACCCCGCGTTGCGGGATGGAGTCTAGTGAGCCCCCCGAGACCCCGGGAAAGATGACAATCAGCCACTTTCCCTTTCCTCGGGGGGGACCTTTGTGGGTCACCACAGGGGACCGGTGTCGGCTCGAAGAGTTTAGCTGGGGAAATTATGTGATCCCCTCCTTTGGTCTAGAGTCTAATCCGGCGGCTACGTAAGGTTGAAGGACCTAAACCCACCCTTTGGGGCAGAGTCGGATACTGAGGAGTGCCTTCGGGTCCTCACTTCCTCTTAAGCAGCGCAGTACCTCTTCCTTAGCGGGAATGAGGGAGCCGCTGTGAAGGCTGCAGGGCATGGTCTAACCACTTTACTTTGCCGGCGCGGAACTCCTTGTTCGATCATTTTCTATCAAGTCAGTTTGAGCTACCTATGACCTCTAAATTTAAGCCCACCAAGAATGAGAAATCTCTTTCCAGATGGACCGTAATTCAAAGAGTCATGGGATGGGCTCGTGGGGAATATTTCCCTACCGCACCTCCTCTCTCTACCTTTAGCCGCTTCTTTCGGGAGCTGACCAAAATTCTCGAATACCAGGGTGTGCCTGGCGGTATCGCTTGGATGCGACGCCGCCGGCATCAATACCTTAAGTATCTAGAATCTGAGCCAGGCTCTCCTGAGGAGAAGAAGTTCCGAACGAAGCTTGGGAGGTATATGGGGAGGCGCGCTGCTGCTGTTCTGCTGGAAAAGAGGCCTCCGGTTATCCGGATTGTCCTCACAGCTCTTACGGCTCTGCGCGCCTTTAGGCTACCTGTGAAGGTAGACCTCTCGCCCATTACTTCTCCGGCAACCGTGGTTCTTCAACCTCAGTCTTACGCCCAGTATATTCAACCATTTTGGAAGAAGATTACTAGGCGTAGGAAGGGCGTGAAGCCGAGTGACTGGTCGAGTTGTCATTTTACCCAGAAGGCGGGCCCTAACGGACCTGCCCTCACTACAGCCTTCAGTGACCTTCTTGGGATCTCGGTTTATCCAGATCTCGTTAAGGACATTGGGACTGTAGGGGGTAAGACTCTCCATGATTTCATGGGGCGTCTCCTGGCTGAGGCACCTACCCTCTCTGAGCCCTCGTCTAAGTTCTTTGAACCTAAGTCGAAGTGCATCAGGAAGGTAGTGGGGATCCCGGATAAGGAAGGGAAGACTCGTGCAATCGCCATCCTAGACTATTGGTCTCAGGAGGCGCTTCGCGGTCTTCATTCCTTCCTATTCCAGATCCTCCGCGGTATCAACCAAGATATGACATTCGCACAGGGGGCATTCAAGGAGAAGGTTCTGTCCTGGGGTGAGAATGTTATTCTTCACTCTGTGGACCTGACTGCGGCAACTGATCGATTTCCAATTGATCTAATTGCTGATATCCTTGCATGGCAATGTGGTGTAGAGTATTCTGCAGCATGGAAGAGGATCATGGTTGACTACCCCTTTAGTGTTTCTCCGCGTAACTCCGTTAGCTATGCGGTAGGGAACCCTATGGGGGCTCAGTCTTCCTGGTCCTCTTTCACAGTGGCTCACCATTTCGTTATGTACTGGTGTTGTCGCGAGCTAAAGATTTCGTGGGAAACCGCAAAGTATGTCATCCTTGGTGATGATGTCCTAATCGGTGACTCCAACCTCGCTGCACGCTACCGGACTAAGCTCGACCTTCTCGGAGTTCAGGTATCTCTGGCAAAAAACTTACACTTCTTCTCAGATTTGTGAGTTTGCTAAAAGGTATCTGTTCCGTGGAGAGGAGGTTTCTCCTTTCCCCGTGTCCTCTGTCCTGGATCACATCGGTGAAGCATCGCTTCTCGTTGCGGTCCTGACTGGAGAACGCCGAAAGTCTCTTGAGCCTAAATCTGGAATCCCTGTGGCCATTGAGAATCTTTCTCTCGCTGTCGGAAAGTCCTACCGTCAGAGTAGACGGATGAGACAATTCGCAGCAGAGGCACTCCTGACGAC